GGGGCTCTGGCGCTGGCAAAGAGGACGAGAACCATGCGTGGACTAGCGCAGAAAACGGGAATTACGGAAGAGCAGTTGCGTTTGTTGCGGAAACACTGGGGGATTGACTGATGGCAGGTAGACCGAAGCGTAGAGCGGACCTAGCGCGGCTCAAGGGGGAGGAGGGGGAGGCTTTCCTCGAGTTGTTGGCTCAGGGTCTGGGGGTGGACGTCGCGGCGAAGGAGCTCAAGATTACCAAGAGCGCGGCATGGGACTGGGTGAATTCCGAGGAAAATCACACCGCCGTCGCACGCGCACGCGAGATGGCATCTGACTACCTCGCTCAGGCCGCTCTGCAGATATCAGATGACCTCGAAGGGAATGTCAATCGTGACCGGCTGCGAGTCGATACACGCAAGTGGCTAGCCGCGAAATGGAATCCCAAGGTCTACGGGGAAAAGACCGGCGTTGCGGTGCAGGTAAACGTGGGCGATATGCATCTCGATGCCCTGAGACACTCGGAAACTGTTCGGCCTGTACACGAGATAAACATGGACAAAGAGGATAATTAAAATATTGTAATAAAATGTCAATAAAATCAATGACTTAGGAGTAAGCGTCGACACCCTGTTCGCTTCGAGCTCCATTCCCGCCGGTCAGACCCCCCCCCGTCAAGCCAGCGACGGGGGCGGGGGCGAGGCCAGGTGACACACAGCAGATCAATTTCCTCCAGGAAACTTCTTTCCGACAGGGGCAGAAGGTCCGTTATGGGAAAGATTCTATTTCCACAATTTTTGTGTGGAAATGCAGTGCGTCGATTTTTACCGAAATCCCCTCAGAAAAAGAGCACCGACACCCCCTCCACCCCCCAGAAAAAAGAAGGTAAATATTTTAAAAAAAAATGAACAAAGTGCTTGTGTGTTACATGTAACAGTATTAATATATCCCTGTGGCGAGAATTGGTTCAAAAAAAAGAGGGAGAACAACGATGGGCTGGAGATATACGAAAAACGGCAACTTATCCAAAATTCAGAACTGCAACGAATGTGGTGTGAGGCTCGAGCCGATTTTCATAGATGGTCCTAACACTGACCATTGGTTTTGGGAAATTTGCGAAGGTTATTACGCACATTGGATACCGGACAGCGCAGGTTGTGGAATGCCCGTTTGTGGAGATTGCTCTGAAGCGGTTGAAGAGAACCCTGAAGATAGATGGAGTGACGAGGAGCGTATTTGTAACAGTTGCTTGTTGGAAAACGCTCATGCGGAAAGTGTGAGAGAACAAGCATGAAAAAACAAACAATCTTTGGGACCCCGATTACACCGATTAAACTGTTGGATCAATTACAGGGCGAATCCTTTTGCATCAGCTACTGGAACCGAGATAGTTTCACCGAGGCGAATCTTCAGCGCTATATAGATACTGCCGGGGAGCTCCTTTTAGACAACGGTGCGTTCTCTGCTTTCCAAGCAGGAGTCGAGTGCTCAGACGAGTACTGGGATGCGTATGCGGACTGGGCGCTTGCTATCGCAGCCCGGCATCCGAAAGTGAGAATAATTATTCCGGACACAATCGCTGGCGGCACGGAAGAGAACATCCGTCTCGCTCGCCGCTACATCCCAAAGTTCAGAGAACGTGCAGTGATTGTCTGGCACCTGCACGAGCCCATAAGTTACCTAAAACATTACAAAGGCATCGACATTGCTTTTGGTAGCTCGGGCAAGTTCTGGAAAGTTGGCACACCTAAATGGCACGCCCGTGTCACTCAAGCGCTCAACGCACTCAAGACCAATAAGGACGATGACAAGCGCTCCGAGTGGTTTCAGGTTCACATGCTTCGAGCTCAGGCAGAGCATTATCGCTATGAGTTTAATTCGAGCGATTCAACCAACCTAGCAATTAATCACTGTCGCTATAAGCGCGAAGGCGGCGACTACGTCCGCCGATTTGCAGACCGAATTATTAACAAAGTTGCTGCATGAGCAGCGAACTAAAATTTTCAAACTTAAAGGAGACGACCATGACGAAATCTAAAATCAGACCCATTGTAAGAGCGGCTTTCAAATGCGAGGGACTGGTCTATCAGTTCCAGGTAATCGACATGGAATGTGGTGTTTTGGAAGAAGGCACAATGGAGGAGGTTAACGAGAAATTCGATGACGCTTATATTATCGGCGAAGCAGAAAATCGACTGCACATTTGCGGTTGCCAAAACGAGGATAGCACCGACTATGACCAGGAGGAGCGCGAGCTAAAACGGTTTCTCAGGAAGTGGGCGTAACGGAGAATGATTTCATCAACCAAACAACGCACTGCCCTTCATGTTCTTTATGAGCGTGCCGGGCAGTGCTGCGAGAAGGCGGAACAGTTGGCGGCTGACATTGAGCCGGTTCTGACCGAGGAGCTCAATCACGTTCTGATCGACGGCGAGCAGATCCACGCTGCGCTCGCTCGCAACTTTGAGGTCCCTCTTGTGACCAGTAATTTTTATCTCACCTCTTTTCATCTGGCGGATGCGGAGAAACTCGTCCGTGCCGCTGCGGTCCTGACTGAGATCAAACCGCACTATATCGACAAACAAAAACAACAAGATTTATTCACCCGGATTACGACCCTGCGAAAACGCATGACCGAGCTCGAACCTGCGAAAGATAGTTTCGTCAGAGCTCACACTCTGGTCATGCGAGAGCTCGAGTCGAGAACACACAAAGGAAATAAATAATGAACTACGGATATATACGGGTTTCAACTACCGAACAAATTGAAGGTACATCGCTCGAGACACAACGTCGCCAGATTCTCGGAAATGCCATGACCCATGACCTGACCATAGACCACTGGATAGAGGATGCGGGAATCAGTGGCGCGATGAAATTCTTTGACAGGCTCGCAGCGCATGGCGTTGAGCTTCAGCCCGGCGACACGATTGTCGTTGCCAAGCTCGACCGCTTTTCACGCGATGCCGCTGATGCATTATCGTCCATTGAAACCATGCGCGAGAATAAAGTTGCCTTGATAATAAACGGTCACGGTGATGTCATGGACGAGACAAACCTGAGCGGGAGATTGATGCTTGAGGTGATGGCGGTTTTTTCCGGACACGAACGCCGTACTCTAAAAGAGAGACAACGTGTCGGACAGAAGGCAAAACGTGCGGCTGGCGGCCACATCGGCGGCAGCGCCCCATTTGGTTATGTGGTCGCTGGCAACGGCAAAGCAGCGAAGCTCGTAGAGGATTCGGAAGAACAAAACATCATCGTGCGTATTCACGAGCTCGCGCAACAGCAGGTATCCCTGCGAAAGATTCAGGGCGTGTTGCGTAGTGAGAGTCTACGCAGCCCGTCGTTGTCTGTCATTTCACGCATCATTAAAGATGCAGCTTAAAGAGGAGTAAGCTATGAATATCACTATCAACGAAAAAAGTTATGACATTACCATCCCCGGCGCTAATGGAGCTCGCTGGCATAAAGCAATTCGCGAAGCGGTCGAATCGCTTGGTTACGATTGGCAGGAGTCGAAGATATTCATCCCGGACTATGTGGCCGGTGAGGCTGCTAACGAGCGTGGTCGTTATATGACCAAAAGTGCGGGGCGTACTCAACTCGGGGCGGGGAATTAATGATGAAGACAATCGACTTTGACACTCCCGAAGAAAAGGAACTCTATAGCAAAATCGGATCTGTGGGCTGGGCTTTGGCAGTCATCGATGGCGAAACCATTAAGGAAGTGCATTCACTATTGGCTCCGTCAGTTCCTGCAAATGTTTCGATTGAAGAGGAGGCAGAAATTCTCACAGACGCTGCCATTCAATTTGCGAGGGATGCGATGGGCGGAGACGTTTTTTTTGGCATGGTTTCCTCCTATCAATTTTGTGACCCGCAGCCTTTTGAACCTGTCATGGCTGCAACGATTGCAAGAACGATAGCAGACAAGCTGGTCGAAGAAGAGTTTGAATGAAAATAATCATCGAAATCGACACCGATGAAGATGAAGAAATCATTGAGCTCATAAAGAGACTTGTCTCTCTGTTAGAAAAGGCTGAATAAAAAGGAAAGTGAATGGCTCCCAACACCCCGATCAAAGATCGTGTTCAGAAAGCACGGCAGAAAATGCGCGATGCCGGATTCAAGCTAATCCAAATATGGGTCCACCCCGAAGATGAAAAACAACTCAAAGATTATGCGGACTATCTGAGGAACAGGAGAAAGTAATGGACAATGCGGCTTTGATAGAAGCAGAAAGCAGAAATCCCTTCATCGGTTTTTTGAATCGTTTTCAAAAGAATCCATCATTGTTTGTCCGAGAATGCCTGGGGGTCGAGCCCGATAAATGGCAGGAAGATTTTCTGGATGCGATTGCGGGAGGGCATCGCCGGATTTCAATCCGCAGTGGTCATGGCGTCGGCAAATCGACGGCAGCTTCGTGGGCCATGCTCTGGTATCTGCTCACCCGGCACACTGTGAAAATTCTTGTCACCGCACCATCATCCGGCCAACTGTTTGACGGGTTGTTTGCGGAGGCAAAGAGATGGGTGCGGCAAATGCCCTCCGCCCTGCAACAACTGGTGGATGTGAAAAGCGACCGCATCGAGCTCGCATCTGCCCCGGCTGAATGTTTCATCAGTTTGAAAACCAGTAGGCCGGAATCACTCGAGGCACTGGCAGGAGCTCATGCAGATTTTGTCATGCTGATTGCAGACGAAGCCAGTGGGGTTCTGGAAGGCACATTCGAAGCGAGTGCCGGGTCGATGTCCGGGGAGAATGCGGTCACAATCCTGCTCGGCAATCCAACCAGAACGAGTGGTCTGTTTTACGACACACATCATCGGTTGCGGAATGAATGGTGGACTCGAAAAGTGAGTTGCGTCGATTCGCCCAGAGTGTCTGCAGCCTACATTGCGGAGCTCCAGAGTCGCTATGGTGCGGAGAGCAATGCCTACCGGGTGAGGGTGCTGGGGGAGTTCGCAAAGTCTGATGAAGACACAGTTGTCAGTCTGGCGACGATTGAAAGCGCCATCGGGAGAGATGTGGCGATGATCCCTGCAGCAACAACTATCTGGGGCTTGGACATCGCACGCAAAGGAAATGATGCGAGCGCTCTCTGTAAACGCAAAGGAAATCACATTCTCGAGCCCGTCAGGCGCTGGCGTGGCCTCGACCTGATGCAACTCACTGGGGCAATCGTTGCGGAGTATGAGGGCCTCGAGCCTGAGAATCGCCCCACAGAAATCTGTGTCGACAGTATCGGCCTGGGGGCGGGTGTTGTAGATCGGTTACGCGAAATTCTGGATATCCGGGTACATGGCATCAATGTGTCAGAAAGCCCGGCATTAGGAACGACTTATCGCAATTTGAGAGCCGAGCTCTATTATAAAGCGAAAGCATGGTTCGAGGGGCTGGATGTTTGCATCCCGGCAGATGAACAGCTTATCAGCGAGCTCTCCATTGTGCGGTACAAATTTAGCAGCAATGGA